TTTGGATTATGGGTTCGCAGTTTGTCAGTATCGAAAAGGCAGATGGAACAAACCGTGTTCTTCAAGCAGACACAACGAATGGTGACATTGAATTAAAGTATCAGGATGCAACCAAACTAACCACCACCACTAGCGGCATTAACGTGCAGGGCAGTGTTGTGTCTGATGGGATTGAAAGCACTTGTGCGGCTGGTGATGGAAACCTTGCACTCCAAGCGTATCATCCAACATCTACATCAGCACGGGACATTGCAAAGTTTCAGTCTAATGTTGGTGGCACACAAGTTGACCAGATGGTAATTGGCTGTGATGGTAATGTTGATATTAACGGCACGGTGACGGCTGATGGGCTGACGGTTTCAGGTGCAACAGAGTTTCAAGACAATCCTGTTATTAGCAATGATTCACCTGAATTAACTTTTGAAACAACAAACGCAAGTCACACAAATTGGCAAATTGCGGCGCAAGAAAGTCTTAATCAAGCCTTTGAGATTTCTTCTGGTCAACAAGACGCAGACGCATCAGATGATACTTGGACTAAGCGGTTTACTGTTAAGAATGACGGCGACATCAGCTTCTACGACAGCACAGGCGTGACGCAAGGTTTCTTCTGGGATGCCTCCACACAGCGATTAGGGCTGGGAACGAGTTCGCCTGATAAGAGATTAGATGTCCTTAGTGGTACATCAAACAGTGATATTGCTGCGTTTAGTGGCGTATACACTGGTCGTGGTTTGGTTATATCTACTTTTGAAAACACGGACCCTGATGCTGGAGTAGATTTTGATGCGATTAGTAACAACGGAACTATTTCGTTTTCTACTGACTCCACAGAAGCAATACGCATCGACAGTTCGCAAAACGTGGGCATTGGGACTACGCCTGAAGATTGGAACTCTGCTTGGGTTGCTACTCAAGTAGGTAGCGGTTCGTCTTTAGTTGGTGCTTCGGGGGCAACCTCAAGAACTTTTCTTTCAGATAATGCTTATGCAGATGGTTCAAATCAACTTACTTCTTGGAAGTATATGAGTACTAACGAGGCATCTTTATATGCTCAATTAGACGGAACACATAGTTTTCGTGTTGCGAGTTCAGGCACTGCGGATACGGCTATTACTTGGTCAGAAGCAATGCGCATCACCAGCAGTGGCAACGTGGGCATTGGTATTACAAATCCTGTTTACAACCTAGTTGTTTCAGCGGGTGGTGCTAGCGGTATTGAATTTGGCCCAGCATATTCTGGAACAGCAAACCTTGTGCAACATTATAATCGTTCTGGCGCAGCTTATGTTGACGCAGTAAATGAGGCTGCGCAGCACAGGTTTAGTATTGGCGGCACAGAAAAGATGCGCATCGACAGCAGTGGCAATCTGCTGGTGGGTGGCACATCATATTCTGGCATAGGCGTATCAATAGCGCACCCAGATAACAGTGGTAGCTTTAGCATTTTTTCTGGTAGTGGTACAGGTTATCATTGGCGTTTTGGGAATTTTACCAATGGCGTTGTCGGCAGTATAACAACATCAACATCAGCCACATCCTACAACACATCATCTGACTACCGCCTCAAAGAAAACGTCACTGACGTAACTGGTGCGGCTGACCGTGTTAAGGCACTCAACCCTGTGCGCTTTAACTTTATTGCTGACCCTGACACTACCGTTGATGGCTTCCTTGCCCACGAGGTACAGGATGTTGTGCCAGAAGCGATTACAGGCACACACAATGAGGTAGATGACGATGGCAATCCTGTATATCAGGGCATTGACCAGAGCAAGCTAGTGCCTCTATTGACCGCCGCATTGCAGGAAGCATTGACTAAGATTGATGACTTAGAAACACGCCTTGCGGCATTGGAAGCTAATTAACAGGAGTAAATGATGGCAACCTACACTTGGGATTTCCCACAAATCGACACAGCCCCATCAGAGGGTGACTTAACAGATGTAGCGAAAGCTATTCACTGGCGGCTAACAGCAACGCACGACAGCGCAACAAATGACGAAGGCGCACCGCTTTCTGTTAGCGCATATGGCAGTGCTGGTGTTGGCGAGGCTAATGCCGACAACTTCACAGCGTTTGACAGCCTGACACAGGAACAGGTGAAGGGCTGGGTGCTGGCAAGTCTGGACAAAACCGAAGAAGAGTTACAGGCTATGCTAACCCAAAAGCTAGACAATCTAATCATGCCGCCTGTCGTGGGCAAAACTCCAGCAGGGTGGTAAGACTGTGGAAATGACCAATCTTCTGGACGTTCTAATCTTTGTTATAAACGCTCTGTAGGTAATCTAATGGACATGACAGATATAATAGATGGTTTACTAGCAATAATAGTGGCTGGATTTGCATACTTTCTATCAACACTTAGTATGGAAGTAAAACGCTTGGGTATACTTCTAAACCGGACAAGGGAAGAGTATGCAACACGCGATGAGCTAAAAGAGGACTTACAAACCATCTATGTGTCTCTACGCAGAATAGAAGACAGAATAGAGAGACTATTCGATAAATGACCAAGATAATCCAGGCTATTATAACCTTTGTTATAACAAGAATACCTGGAGTAGACGAAGAAGACTTTAATTCAACAGCACAACATTATGACCGATAACGGAGGTAACACATGGCTGAGTACCTGGTTATCTTTGTTGTTCTTACAAAGCAGATGACTTTCGTCATTACGCCTTATGATCTAGACCGCTGCCCAACATACCAGGAAGCTAGGGATAACATAGTACAGTTCTACCAAGAGCATGACGTGGCTGGGTGGACATACCAGTGTTTTAAAAAGCCGGATCAAGCCTAATGCAAGAGTTGTCTGTTGTATTTGCTTTAATGATATTTACAGGAGTGGGCGATGGACGAGTGGAAGTACCTAATGATCTTCGTTTTCATGATCTTAATGATTGCCTCTACTTCGCCGAACGTATCAGCCACCGATACACAAGCTATAGATACCTGGATCTAGACCCTAGAGACAAAGTTGTTACCTATTGTAAACCCATCACATTAAACATTAATAAAGTAAAGGTGTATTAGCTATGATTGATCCGATTAGTGCATTCAGCATCATAAGCACTGTCTCAGGATCTATATCATCAGCAGTTAAAGCTGGCAAAGACATTAGTTCTGTAGCCCCTAAGATAAAGCGCATGGCTGAGGCTGAAGCTGAGTTACAGTTCGGTGCATCAAAGAAGAAGAATGGTTTTCTAAGTAAGTTCAAAGGGGCTGACGTAAATGCCATAGACGAGTTCTTCAAAAAGGAAGAGATGCGTCAGGCATATGACCAACTGCGTGAGACCGTGATGCTATATGGGTCAATGGGTCAATGGGAACGCCTGTCAGCTGAGATAGCTAGGCATCGAACAATGCATAAGAACATGCTCGAACTACGCGCTAAACAGAAGCGTCAGATGATTACGTTTCTGGTGGGTACTGCAGCCAGTATGGGCATGATCGCAGCAATCATTGGTTTCTTATTTACATTGAAGTCATTCACATAATGCAACGAAGGAGACAAGTTGATGGACAGAGAACGTCTATTGCAACGCACTATCGAAGCCGAAGGCTATCGCAACAATATGTACAAGTGCCCAGCTGATAAATGGACTATCGGAGTAGGGCACAACATCGAGGACAGAGGGCTGTCAGACGCCGCAATCATGTTTATCCTGAACGAGGATTTAGACATATGCGAAGACGAACTGAGGGGCAGCCTGTCGTACTGGGACGAGATGCCAGGCGAAGTCCAGGAAGCACTGATGGACTTATGTTTCAATATGGGCATAGCAAGGCTACTACAGTTCCGGAAGACACTTAAACACCTTAAAGAACGTAAGTGGGCTTTGGCAGCCGAAGAGCTTCTAGACAGCAGGTATGCTGCAACCCTGCCTAACAGGGCAGCACACAACGCAAACCTGATAAGAGCAGCTGGAGATTAATATGTCAGCGAAACATATACTAGAGTGGAAGATAATCCCAAGGTTCATGATGTTCGTCATGACTGTCATGTACATCAGAGTGATCGAGTGGTTCATTTCACTGCCGCCGGATCTTATGACTGTTGAAGCTACCGCTGTGACAGCAACCGTGACAGGGGCTATGACAGGATCTTTCGGATTATGGCTTGGGTCGGAGAAGGGATGATGGATATCGACTGGGAAAAGGTCATAGAAGTACTGCGTCACCGCATAAAGCTACTAAAGGAGCGTATCAATGCTGCAGATGTTAATTGAACCTGTAACAGGTTTACTTGATAAGTTTATCCCTGATGCGGATGAGAAGGCCAAGTTAGCTCATGAGATAGCTACGATGGCAGAACGTCAAGCACACGCGATTGCACTGGCACAAATTGAAGTCAACAAGATTGAAGCCAAAGGTAACTGGTTGCAGCGAAGCTGGAGACCGCTGATTGGATTAACTTGTGCGATTGCATTTATGTGGCACTTTGTTTTACACCCAATTACACTGTTCGTTGTGGCTGTGTTTGGTGTCGATATACCTGACCTTCCGGAGTTCGATATGTCGTCACTTCTAACCGTCTTAGGTGGACTATTAGGTCTTGGAACACTTCGAACATATGAAAAGTCAAAAGGCTTATCTAAGTAAAAAGGACGCCGATAGATGCGATAGGTCTATCGGTGTTTTTTGCCCTCTAGGGATTCCATTTAGTATTGATCTGTGGTATATAATAGGAACAATCAGAGGGCTACTAGCAGTCACGACTTCTAATCAGCAGGTTGCAGGTTCGAATCCTGCCGGAGTCGCCATAAAATAGCCCTTTAGGTTGTGACAAACTGACGCACTAAAGGAGCACACAAATGTCACACCAAAAGACCATTAGACAGCCCCTTAGCTGGGGTCTCGAAGACCGTATAAACATTGAGCATTTATACATCCAGGCACATCTGGATCACTACGGTCACCTTCCACTTAAAGACGTTACGATTATGAATGATGCAGACCTCGAAGCCAATGCCATCGAGATCCAATGCCTGTCACTGATTGGAAAATCAGCAATCACAGGAGAAGCGTCATGAGGATCGAAGACTTCGTTAGAAAAGAACGTAATCGCATCTGGGCTGAAGGCACTAAGCATCAGCACGACAGCATACGGAGAGTTGAGAAACTTACGTCAATCATTGGAAACATAGAGCTTGATAAGATTGACGCAGACAAGATCCACGACTTCTTTGATAAACTACAAGAACGTGGGTTGTCCGTTGCATCGATAGATCGCTATGGTGCAACCATTAGCAGTGTCATGAAACATGCCAAGCGCACTAAGAAGATTAGTGAGAAGCCGGACTTCGTGTGGCGCAAGCAGCCTGAGAACCGTGTAAGGTTCTTCAATGACAAGGAACGTGAGCAACTAGTCACGTTCTTAAAGTACTCTGACGCACCTTGGATGGCAGACATGGTTCTGTTGTCACTTAATACTGGTATGCGCCTCGGTGAGATCAAGCAGCTCATGGACGGCAGTGTAGGCTTCAGGAACGACTTGGACAGCGACAGGCCGTGTATCTATCTGCCGCGCACTAAGAACGGCTCTGAACGCTATATACCGCTGTCTAACACAGCTCTGAAGGCTTCCACACGTCTACACAACTGCAAGTCTTTTAACGCACATACGTTTTACCAAGTATGGGCTGAGGCACGTCATCGGATTGCCCGGGGCGACAAGAACTTTGTCTTTCACGTTTGTCGCCACACTTGCGCCACGATGATGGCTAACAAACTCCAAACTAACACTATAGTTATCATGGATATGCTTGGACACCGTAATCACAAGACTACCCAGAAGTATGTTCACGGTATATCATCTACAAGATTTAAGATAGCTGATGATCTTGATAAGTTAAATTGAATAGTGTACGATAATCAATAGAAAGGAGTGAGAGCATGGTTTGGTGTCCTATAATCAATCGCCGTATATCGGTTCTCACTTCTATTGGTTTTATAGACCTCGTATCCTCACCTGCAGGTCAATACTCCCCCTGAATAAACACCCTGAATGCTGTAAAAAAGAGGGGTGTACACCCTAGCATATAACTGTGTGAGTTCAGGGGGTTTTCATATGAAACTACAGTCAAAGCGTGTCGGCACGTTAGCCGATCAGATTACATTAGAACAACAAATGATTTCTGCTGGCAGAGATCGATACTTAGACAGACAAGCTGATCTAAAGAACCTTGCAGTCAGCAAGACCCACGGTCGGTTTATGGATGACGCTGTAGTGGGCGTAGCAGCTTACTTACAGCAATACAAACATGAGATAGACAGCAAGGCAGAGCATCTACAGAAGCCTCAGTGGTATGAGATGCTGTCTGATTTAGACCTGGAGTTACTATCATACCTCACCTTGTCCACATGCATGGAAGCTGTTGGTCAACATTGGCCTCGCAACAAGTTCCTAATCCGTATCGGAATGCGTGTCGAAATGGAGTACTACAGCATCAGTCTGAAGAAGTTCAATAAGAACCTATACAACAGACTTCAGAAGGAAGCTATTCGCCGACACAGTGGACTGAAGCAGCGCAAAGACTATGTCTCGGCTGTCGCTGCCAAAGAAGGCTTTGAGTACACTTGGTGGAGTAACGAAAAGAGAACTAAGATGTCTCAGCCGCTGTTTAACGCGGTGATGGAAGGTTGTGATATGTTTGAGACATGGACAGCCACAGAAAAGGGCAAGGACATTGTTCGACTTGGGTTTACTAAAGAGTTCTCAGACACTCTCGCTGCTGCCGACTTTGAGGAGTCGTGGTCACATCCAATCTTGATGCCAACTATCACCGAGCCTCGGGGATGGGCTGATATGGACAGCGGCTGCTATATAGACCCGGCGATGGCTAAGTTCACACCTCTAGTTCGTAAGAGCAATCCTCTGCAGCGCACAATGATCCGCAATGCAATCGAACGTAATGAGTTTAATGACGTGTTCGATGCTATCAATGCTATTCAAAGGACACCTTACAAGATCAACGAGTTCATCTTAGATGCCGTTAAGTGGGCTTGGGATGAGGGACTGTCTCTTGGTGATAAGTTTCCATCAAAGGTTAAGAAAGATCCTGTCGTATTCCCAGATAACTATGATGAGCTATCGGACAACGAAAAGAAGCGTTACAGGCTCATGGCTTCTGAAACCGTGGCTTATAACCGAAAGGTGGACAGTGACATTACAGTCATGAAGTCTGATTTAGCTGTGGCTACCAGCATGTCTGAGTATCAAGACTTCTGGTTGCCTCACAACTTCGATTGGAGAGGCCGTGTCTATCCTATACCTAACTTCAACCATCACCGTGAAGACCACATAAGATCTATGTTTCTTCTTAGTCGTGGGCAGCCGCTAGATGAAGAAGGGGCTAAGTGGGTTGCCTATCAGTGTGCAAATGCTGGCGACTTTCGGAACGACAAGGGGGAGCGTGTCAGCAAGTTAAACTTCGATGATAGGCTTCAGTGGACGTTAGACAATCAAGAATGGATCTTAGATTGCGCCCGGGACTTCCGGGCAACCTATGACCTTTGGAAGAAAGCAGACAAGCCTTTTGCATTCTTAGCTGCAGCTAACGAACTGTTGCAGTACGTTGAGAAGGGTGAGGGCAACCATATCTGTGGTCTTCCGATCAATCTTGATGGGTCTAACTCCGGCACACAGCATTTCGCTGCGCTCGGACTTAATGAAAATGACGGTAAGCTGGTAAACCTTATACCTACCGATTTACCAGAAGATATATACGAGGCTGTAGCTTCTGTAGTCCGGAGATCTATGACTGATGATACATCTAAAGAGGCTCAGGAATGGCTTGAGTTTGGTGTTGATCGTAAGGTAGTCAAAAGACCTACGATGACCTTCGGTTATTCAGCAACACGCATTGGCTTTCGGCAGCAGATCGCTGACGACACCATGAAACCAATGAAGCGTGAGATAACCATGGGTGAACGTCAGTACTTCCCATTCACGGACGAGTTCAACGCTTGTCGTTGTCTAGCAGACCACACTTGGGATGCTGTTCATCATGTTGTTAAGGGAGCGGCAGAAGGGATGCAGTTCTTTAAAGACATTGCACACACGATGTCTGAATACGACTTGCCTGTGGTGTGGAAGACACCGATTGGTTTTCCGGTCGTAAACAGCTATCACCCCAAGTCAGTCCGGCGTGTTCATTTGTTTCTCTATGATAGAGACCTGAAAGAGAAGCGCGAGACACTTAGTAACGTAGCGGTGGATAATGAGAAGAAGCTGGACAAGAAGCGTGTAAGGTCTTCTATCAGTCCTAATATCATTCACAGCTTGGATAGCAGCCACTTACTAAACACTGTACTGACTGGGCTTGAGAACGACATCAGAGACTATATGTTGATCCACGACAGTTTTGCAACAACCCCAGCTAACACCTGGAAGATGTTTCATGTCGTTCGCTCTGCGTTTATCGATCAATACCAAGATAAATGCATCTATTCAGAAATACTGGCTTCTGCTTCAAAGAAACTGCCAGCACACGCACAGATCGAACTCCCCAAAGTCCCTCTAAAAGGGAACTTAGATTTAGAAGGGATCAGGTCGAGCTTATACTGCTTTAGCTAAGGTAGCCATTTTAGCTACTTACTAGAGGGGTGTACACCCAAGCATATGATCTCCTTCGCAACTTCACGGAGATCATGATGCACCCAAGAGAACAACTGTTACAGAAGGCTGTCTACCTATCAAGGTTAGGCAAGCCTTTACCTGTTGACGTTCTGGTTGAGGCTGAACGTCTAGGTATCATTCTGTCCGACTTTTGTAATCACACTAACAAACCTACAAACCACGAGACCAAGGAGACTAAAGGTTATGGCAAGTAAACAAACATTCATTACTGACCAGGGTGTTGCAGTATACCCATGGTTAAACAAACCGGACACTAAGTTTGATCCGGACGGTACATACAAGACTGGCATCCGGGTCAACAGCGATGACGCACAGTCTCTTATCAAATCTATGCGGCAGATGGCTGTCGATGAGTTTGGTAAGAAAGGCGAGGTGGCTAAGTTGCCATTCCAAGTCGATGAAGACACTGGCGATATCATCTTTAATGCTAAGTCCAAGTATCAACCCAAGATGGTTGACTCGATGGGTGAAGTCATTGACCCAAAGAATAGACCACAGGTCTGGGGCGGCAGCATCATCAGAGTTAAGGGCGCGATGAACCCATATCAAGCAGCTGGTAATATTGGCATCAGCCTTCAGCTTTCAGCTGTCCAAATCATTGAGCTTTCTGAAGGTGAGAGCAACGGTGACAACACCTTTGATGCTGTCGAAGGTGGATTTATAGCATCTAAGATGGAGACTGCTAGTGGCTCGAACGAAGCGGCTGGTCAAGAACAAGACTGGAACTTCTAGAGCTATAAAGCACGGCTATCGCTCTGGACTTGAGGACAGAGCATCCAAACAGATTGACGATGCCGGGCTTGATGTAATCTATGAAAGAGAGCGCATAGAATACACCATTCCGGCTCGTCATTCTAAGTACACACCCGATTTCAAGCTGCCTAAGAAAGGCGGCTTTTTCTTTGTCGAGACTAAAGGCCGTTTCGTTACCGCTGACAGGCACAAGCATCTTCTTATCAAGCAGCAGATGCCGGGGCTGGACATCCGGTTCGTATTCAGTAACGCCAACGCAAAGATCTACAAAGGTTCACCCACTACCTACAGCGACTGGTGCATCAAGCACGGCTTTATGTGGGCACACAAACACATACCAGAAGAGTGGCTGCGAGAAGCCAAGGAGAGCATCTATGTTAACACTAGCGACAGATCATGAGGGATCAGAGTTCTTAACTCACACAATGTGTGACAACTGTGGGAGCAGTGATGCAAATGCGATATACTCGGACGGACACACGCACTGCTTCAGCTGCAACACCACGATCCAACCACATAGCCAAGGATTTACTGACGCCGAAGTATCGCCAGCGGAAGATACAAAGCAAGAAGGTTTACTCCAGGGTGAATATCAAACGATTGTTGCGCGAAAGCTAACCGAAGAAACCTGTAGGAAGTTTGGTTACCTAACTACAACCTACCGGGGAGAACCAGTTCAGGCAGCGACTTATAGAAACCTCAGTGGTAAGCCTATAGCACAGAAGTTGCGCTATAAGGATAAACGCTTCCAGCTTATAGGTGAGACGCGAAAGCTACCACTCTTTGGTAGCCACTTGTGGAAGACCGGAAAGAAGCTAGTGATCACGGAAGGCGAGATTGACTGCATGACAGTCAGTCAAGTCCAGGGTCACAAGTGGGCTACCGTTAGTCTACCTCAAGGCAGCGCAGGTGCTAGACGTGCCATTAAAGATAACTGGGAATACTTAGACGGCTTCTTAGAGATCATCCTGATGTTCGACATGGATGAGCCAGGTCAAAAGGCCGCTGAAGAGGTCGCCGAGCTTTTGCCAATCGGCAAAGCAAAGATTGCTACACTACCCTGCAAAGACGCTAACGAGTGTCTGCTGCAAGGTAAGACAGGAGAGATAATCGATGCCGTATTTAAGGCCAGAGAATACAGGCCGGACGGCATCGTGGCTGCTACCGATCTCCGTGAGGCAGTCTGTGTGGATGATGCAGCCTCGTCCATTATGTATCCCTATCCTGGCCTTAACGAAATCACTAAAGGCATCAGGACTAGTGAGCTGGTCACTGTAGCTGCTGGCAGCGGAGTCGGGAAGTCCACGTTTATTCGTGAGATAGCAACGCATCTTCACACATCTGGCGAGTCCATTGGCATGATTATGCTTGAAGAGAGCAACAAGAGAACTCTGGTTGGGCTAGTTGGTATCCACCTCAGTAAGAATATCTTAGTTGATAGAACCGGAGTTTCTGAAGACGAACTTAAAGAAGCCTTTGATGATCTGTTTAAGAAGCGTCCGATTTATCTCTATGACCACTTCGGATCTACTGACGTTGACATCATCTGCAAACGTATAGAGTTTATGGCGAAAGCCTTAGACCTTAAGTACATCTTCTTAGACCACGTCAGTATCCTAATATCCGGTCTGGCAACTAATGATGAGCGCAAGCTCATTGATGTGGCTATGACTAAGCTAAGAACCCTTGTTCAAGAGTTAGACATATGCCTGTTCTTAGTGTCTCACCTTCGGCGTCCTGAAGGCGACAAAGGACATGAGGATGGCAAGAAGGTATCTATCGGACATCTCAGGGGATCACACAGCCTTGCTCAACTTAGTGACATCACACTAGGGCTTGAGAAACTAGCTGATGATCCTGACTCAGACCAGCGGCGACTAGTAGTCCTGAAGAATAGGTTCACTGGTGAAGTCGGAACAGCTGGAACACTCACTTACGACAGACAAACAGGCCGTCTTACAGATTTAGATTACGGCTTCTAAAGGAGACACAAATGCGATTAGTTTGTGACATCGAGACTGATGGTCTCGATCCTAATGTTATTCATTGTCTATGTGTTGAAGACTTAGACAGTAATGAGAATTGGCAGTTTCACGGCGACAGCCTAGAAGCTGGCATAAAGGTTATAGCCGAAGCCGAGGAGACCATATGGCATAATGGCATCGGCTATGACATCCCAGCCATTAAGAAGATCTACCCTGGGTTTACTCCTAAGAAGGTCACAGATACTTTGGTTCTCAGTCGGATGTTGAAGTCTGACATCAAGTCTGAGGACTTTGATAAGTATTGGTTAGCCGAAGGCGATGAGATCCTCCCAAACCGTCTCTTTGGCAGCCACAGCCTTAAAGCGTGGGGCTTACGCATGGGCACTCACAAAGGTGACTACACTGGTGGCTGGGATGCTTTTAATGATGAGATGCTCGAGTATTGCATTCAGGATGTTAAGGTCACTAAAGATCTGTATAACCTACTGCGCCCTTGGGAACACAGCCAGTCTGCTATAGATGCTGAACACCGCTGTACAGAGATCTGTGAACAGATAGGTAAGTACGGATGGACGTTTGATAGAACGAAGGCAGTTAAGCTCTACTCTGATCTATCACAGATGCGAGACAACTTAAAAGAAAGCCTTGCTAATCTGTTTGAGCCTTGGGAGATCTATGAGTGGATCACGCCTAAAGTTAGTAATAAAAAGCTAGGTTACGTTAAAGGCGAGCCGTTTAAGAAGACCAAGGTAGTTTACTTCAACCCAAACAGTCGAAGGCATATAGAATACTGTTTGAAGTCTAAATACAAGTGGAAGCCTAAGTACCTGACAGCCCAGGGTCATGCTCAGATTGATGAGAGTATCCTGTCACAACTGCCATACCCCGAAGCACAGATACTTTCCAAGTTCTTCGTGGTGCAGAAACGGATCGGTCAACTTAGTGAAGGCAACGGATCTTGGCTGCGTAAACTAGACGATGACGGTAAGTTAAGGCATCAGATCGTCAGCAGCGCGACTGTGTCCGGTAGATGCGCCCACCGCAATCCTAACTTAGGTCAAGTACCAGCTGTTAGGCTTCCCTACGGTAAAGAGTGTCGTGACCTATTCACTGTTGATCCTGGCTATGTGTTACTTGGATCTGATCTGAGTGGATTAGAGCTTAGATGCCTAGCCCACTACATGGGCGATGAAGACTACATCAACCAGATCGAGTCCGGAGATATCCATACATATAACCAACAGCAAGCTGGTCTAACTAATCGTGACCAAGCTAAACGCATGATCTACTGCCTGATTTATGGCGGCGGTGACGCCAAGCTAGGTGAGGTTGTCGATGGCGGCGCAGCGCAAGGCAAAGCCATCAGAGATAAGTTTATGGATAATCTACCTGCTTACAGCAAGTTAAAAGCCGGAGTTGATATCAGAGCTGAACGTGGTTTCTTCTACGGTTTAGACGAAAGAGTCATAAAGATCAGAAGTAAACACTCTGCTCTTAATCTTTTACTTCAAGCTGCTGGAGCAACTATCGCAAGACAATGGGTAATCAATATCCAAGATGCTTTAGACGCCGAAGATATCGATGCACATATAGTCGCCTGGGTTCATGACGAAGTCCAGGTTGCGGTGCGGAAAGGACAGGAAGATCATGTCGGTGATCTCATTGGACGAATGGCGCAAGAAACGCAAAAGACGTTCAACCTCAAAATCCCAATCCGAAGTGAGTACAAGGTCGGGAAGACCTGGGCAGATACTCACTAAAGATAATCCTGACTTCGAACCGCTGCTTGCAATCTACGTTGTTCTTTTCAACGCAGGTGACCGTGGCTTTACAACAAAGTCTAAGTTTGCACGAGACTTTGCCACTGTCATTGCGATTGCAGCGACAGAAGAACTCATAACAACACGCCTGTCAGAAACCACCTGGGGTAACACTTGGGTGCTAACTGACTACGGCTTTGAATACATGATGGAGCTAGAAAGTGTCCTTGAATTTACTGATTGACGGTGACATCTATCTGTACCGTGCAGCGGCTGCTGCTGAAGAAGAGATAGACTGGGGTGATGACATCTGGTCGCTATCCACTGATCTAAAAGAAGCTAAAGACATCTTTAAGTATACGATGGATGACTTCTTATCACGCTTCGACACTGACAATTACATACTGTGTTTAAGTGATAAAGATAACTTCCGTAAAGCCATTGACCCTACTTACAAGGGTCACCGGAAGAAGACCAGGAAGCCTGTAGGACATAGAGCTTTAGTGGACTGGGCTATCGAGAACTACAACACGTTTTCTAAGCCAGGTCTCGAAGCTGACGACTGCATGGGTATCATGTCTACTAAGCCAGACACCCCCACCAGCCTCATCATTTCTGATGACAAGGACATGCAGACTATCCCCGGCAATCTCTACAGACCGTCTGCAAAAGAACACCACGTCATTACTGAAGGCGCAGCTGACTTGTTCTTTATGAAGCAGGTACTGATGGGTGACCCAGCTGACGGTTACCCAGGATGCCCAGGCATTGGATTTAAGAAAGCCGCAGACCTCTTAGGGTCTCGCCCAGACTGGTCTGTTGTTGTTTCAGCTTACCGCAAGCAGAACCTCAGCGAAGACCACGCCATCCAACAGGCACGCTTAGCCAGGATACTTCGCTGGTCGGACTGGGATGATGAGAAACAACAACCAATACTTTGGAGTCCTAAACGATGAACCCTGAAAGTTACGAAGAAGCCCTGAGACTCATTCACGGCAACGAAGAAACCAAACCAAGTGACATGGTTAACAACCCACCTCATTACAACAAATCCGAGATCGAGTGCATCGAAGCCATTGCAGCAGCAACCCACGAGGGGTTCGAGTACTACCTGCAAGGCAATATTCTCAAGTATATCTGGCGGTATAGATACAAGAGCGGAGTACAGGATCTAGAGAAAGCAGCTTGGTATTTAGATAAACTAATACAGAGATTGGAAGAAGAAGATGACGCCAAGAGATAACACTAATGAGCACTATGGTATGACACTGCCAATCAGCCAAGAGATTGATGCAATTAAGTATCGTCAGCGTGGCGAGGATTTCTACGGCAAGGTCGTTAGGATTGCAAACGGACTGAAAGATAGTGACGTCCACTTTGAGCAGTTTAAAGATATACTTAGAAACATGCGGTTTCTACCAGCTGGACGTGTACAGAACGCTATCGGTGCTTCACGTCAGACAACAGCATACAACTGCTTTGTATCCGGCGTCATCGAAGACAGCATGGAGTCCATTATGCTTCGTGCAACCCAAGCTGCTGAGACAATGCGGCGCGGCGGTGGCATTGGTTATGACTTTAGTAACCTAAGACCTAAAGGTGACCGCATTGTAAGCCTTGACAGCCTCGCCAGCGGTGCTGTGAGCTTCATGGGCATCTATGACGCTATATGCCAGACAATCGCGTCCAGTGGTCACCGTAGGGGCGCGCAGATGGGTGTGCTGCGGATAGATCACCCCGACATCGAGGAGTTCATATCTGCGAAGCTAAACAGCGACAAGCTGACTGGGTTTAACATATCAGTCGGTGTGACTGACAAGTTCATGGAACACCTGGACTTAGGTAAGCCATTCCCACTGCACTTTGAAGGCAAGGTCTACAAACAGGTAGATCCTGTGGCACTGTGGGATCAGATCATGCGCAACACCTGGGACTGGGCAGAGCCAGGCGTACTGTTTATAGACACCATCAACCGGATGAATAACCTCTGGTACTGTGAGTCGCTGGAAGCTACGAACCCATGCGGTGAGCAGCCACTGCCGTCATTCGGAGCGTGTCTACTGGGCAGCTTCAACCTAGTGAAGTATGTCGAGGATCACATCAGTGAACCCGGGCTTCGGCGGTTCAATTATGACAGGTTCAACAATGATATCACTGTCGTTGTCCGTGCCATGGACAATGTGATCGACAGAACCATCTATCCGCTGCCGGAACAGGAACAGGAAGCCAAGAACAAGAGACGCATGGGACTAGGTGTCACTGGTCTAGCTAATGCAGCTGAGATGCTTGGGCATCCGTATGCTTCTCTTGATTTCCTAGCGTTCACGTCAACAGTCCTGGAAGCACTGCGTAACAAGGCGTATGACACGTCAGCTGACTTGGCTGACGAGAAGGGTGCATTCCCTTTGTTTAGCAAAGAAGACTACATGCAGTCTGAGTTCATTAAACAGCTGCCTGTACACATCCAGGACAAGATCGCTAAGAACGGCATCAGGAACAGCCACCTAACTTCGATAGCACCGACAGGCACTATCAGTCTGACGGCTGACAACGTGTCATCAGGCATCGAGCCACCGTTCAGTATGTACTATGACAGAACCGTCAGTCGGTTCGATGGGTCTACTGTAGAGCGTGTGGATGACTATGCATTCCGTCAGGGTGTCAAAGGTCTCACAGCTAACCAGATATCAGCTGATGACCATGTCGCCGTGTTGACACTGGTGCAGAAGTACATCGACAGCGCAGTCAGCAAGACATGCAATGTCGGCGATGATGTTACCTTCGATAAGTTCAAGACGCTGTACTGGAAGGCGTGGAAGCACGGAGCTAAGGGCATAACAACCTTCCGTGCTGCAGGTAAGCGTTACGGTATACTGAATGAAGTCAAGGACGACAGTGTGACTGAGGGTGCTGAGGCTTGCTTTATCGATCCAGAGACAGGGATGAAGACATGCGAGTAAACAGACAGCAACCAACAGCGTCATTCACTGAGAACCAGGAGCGGCTTCGGCTGCTCTTGGAGATACCTAAGATACCGCCTAGAAGCCCAAGGTATAACCAACAGATGGCCTGGGTGGCTCGTAGGCGTCTTCTTACACGTACCAGTATACCCAAGGTCTAACCTAAGTGTGCTGAAGGGCACAGCAAAGAATAGGCTGCCTCCCTTCAGCACAGCATGTTGTTAGCACAGGCTAAGATTAAACACAAGATAGAGGGGTGTACACCTATAGATAACTGTCGGTAGTCAAGTTGATCTTGATGTACTGGATGTTGCTGTATGTGCAGTGTGTATCTAAGGGTTGTCGGAGCACATAAGTTCCTATTTGTATAAACAATAATCAGCCCCTTACGGACAATGTTCAGAAATGCCTAATGTCTTTACATGATTGGCTACCATACGCCATGCTGATTGACAGTCAGCAACAGAAGATATCGTTAGTTTACAGTAACATAGCTATAGGTTGCTGCTGATTAGAGTCTCATGCCCACAGATTTGACCCCCATAGGTCTTATGTCATGTCGATTTCAAAAAGCCGTTAAACCTTCGACTTGTTGTTGTTGTTGTTAGGCTTTTGTCAAAGGAGTCCCAGATGCGGAAACCAAAGGGTCTATATGCCAATATCGCTGCTAAAAGGCGGCGTATAGCCAATGGTTCTGGTGAGAAGATGCGTAAACCTGGGACTAAGGGCGCACCTACATCTGCAGCATTCAGAGCGGCTGCTAAGACAGCCAAGAAGAGGTAACAGAGATGGCCTTAGAGTCAGGAACATACTTAAACAGCTTAGTGACCAGCAACCCTACAGCGACTGATGCATTAGCCCAGGCTGATGACCACCTTCGTCTCATTAAGTCTGTCCTGGTCAATACGTTTCCTAACCTAGCTGGTGCTGTTACTGTCACCGAAGGCGAACTTAATATCATCGATGGTTCTACACCAGCCACTTCAGTAACCCTAGTAGACGCTGACACTGTCGTTATCAATGACGGCGGCACTATGGTGCAGGTGGCACTTACAGATCTAATCACTTATATCAACGCCAGCATGACACTAAGAGACGATGTGGTCACAACAGCGTCACTTGGGGATGATGTAGTCGCCACAGCTAACATTGCAGACGGCGCGGTTACTAATGACAAGATTGCTGCTGGTGCTATCTCAGCTTCTAAGATCTCAGCTGACGTATCCTTCGCATCAGGAATGTTGATGCCATACGCAGGTCTTACAGCCCCTACAGGATGGCTATTGGCTTACGGTCAAGAGATATCCAGAACAACATACGCTGACCTTTATACAGCTATTGGCACAACCTACGGCAGTGGCAATGGATCAACTACGTTTAATCTTCCTGATCTCAGAGGGCGTGTGGTCGCTGGACAAGATGACATGGGTGGCACTTCAGCCAACCGGATGACATCTGGTGAAGGCGGCATTAACGGTGACACACTAGGTGCTTCAGGTGGTAATGACAGTGTTACTCTCACAGGTGAACAGTCAGGGGTAGCTTCCCACAGCCACTCAAGCTCTACAGTAAAAGAGTTAAGAATAGTTGGAAGTGGAACTACTTCATCCAAGACTGGTCTTAAAGTGGAAACAATTGGACAATCGGCTAACCCGAACCAGGAGGCAGAATACTCCACCTTAACGGACGGTACTTCGTTTATTAATGTTTCTACAGAGCCAAACACTGACGCCTCACAGTCTCACTCAGTCATGCAGCCTACTGTGGTTCTGAACTACATCATTAAGACATAATAAGGATAAACCCATGGTTATGCTTCCAGTACGCGACTTAGGTGCAACTGGACTTATAACTGACGTATCCCCATATAACCTACCGCTTAATGCATACAGCAAGGCGTTTAATGTGCGGTTTGATGAAGGTAAGGTGAAAAGAGCCTCAGTCTTCCGCAACATCGTTGACAACAGCGGCTTCTTACCCAGGGCTGCTGTCGCTAATACCCCAAGCAGCGGCTTTGATACACTGGTCTGCGTGTCTGACGACTGGTCAATCCAAGAGTTGATCAATGGCACTTATCTAGACAGATCAGGTTCTATCACTGGGACTACAGACCCCAGGCCGTTCACTAGTACGTCTCTGGCTAACATTAGTTACATCAACAGGGAAGACCGTGTGCCTGTCTACCGGACAGCTAATGGCACTAACTACGCTGACCTGCCTAACTGGCCTTCAGACCACCGCTGTAAGTCACTAAGGTCATACGGTGACTTCCTGGTCGCATTGAACACGACAGAAACCCTGGTCAACTACCCGACTAGAGTCCGGTTTAGTGACATCGCCCTGGCTAATAGTGTTCCATCCAGCTGGGATGAGACAGATATAACTAAGTCAGCTGGTTTTAATGACCTGGTAGACCTTAAAGATCCTATCCTGGACGGGCTAGCCCTGCAGTCTAACTTTATCATCTACACGCAGTCTGAAGTCATGCTTATGGAGTTCGTAGGCGGTACGTTCTTATTTAACTTCCGCAAGCTGTTTAATGACGCCGGATTGATTAACACTAACTGTGTTGTCGAAGTAGAAGGTAAACACTACTGCTTTACTAAGTCAGACATATATGTTCATGACGGCACGTCTAAAGAGTCCATCTGTGACAACCGTATCCGCGAGTTCGTCTTTAAGAACATGAATGCAAAGAATGTTGACCGCTATTTCGTACACCATGACCCAGTGTTAAACGAAGTACACTTCTGTTTTCAGTCAGGTGACCCTGACGCCTACTTCCCGAATGCCAATAGATGTAATAGGTCAGCTGTTTACAACTACAGAAACAACACCTGGTCGATCATGGATCTTCCTAACGTCTCTGCGTCAGCTGTAATCAACGTAAACAACGTAAAGACCTACTCTGAGTCAACAAGTCTTACTTATGACGGCGTTGGCGGCAGCTATTATGACCAGGAAGACAGCTTTAACAGGCAGTCAGTCATGATTGGTGAGTCAGATACAACAGACGGCATCACGTCAGCCAAGGTTTATGGCCTGGATACAGCTGATAATGGACGTATGACCTTCGAGATCGATGACGAGGCCACAAAACCTGTTCTTCTAGAGCGTATCGGAATGGATATGGACGAGATAAGGGAGCGTTTATCCGGCTATAAAGTAGTTAATGCTATTTACCCTCAGATACAGACACAAAACACCCAGTTAACTAACGTAACTTTCGAGTTTGGTGCGTCAGATATCCCCCAGAATACACCTACTTTCAGCGAAAGCAGAACTTACGACATTGCAGCTGATTACAAGATAGACAGTCGTGTTAGTGGCAGATACCTGAGCTACAGACTGATCTTCAGCGACAATAAGGACGTAGAGTTCAGCGGTTTTGATCTCGATGTTACTACAACAGGGCGGCGATAAGACATGGCTATCAATGAGAAGACTGAATTAACAGTTCTAGACTACTCCAGAAGCCAGCGTCCTGTAGTTAACAATGATATGGCTAAGTACCTGCTAGACGAGCTACAGCGTATTCAGAATAGTATCAGTTCTTTGACTAACGCAGCCGTGCAGGTTGCGGATCGTGCGCCTGATAACCCCCAGGTCGGCATGATCCGTTTTAACAAAAGCCCATGGGATGCCCTGGGCGACTCAAGTGAGGGTTTAGTCGTCTATGACGGCACTAATTGGGTGGCGGTATGAAGACGCCAGTAATCGTAAAAGAAGATTATATCGTTTGGTATGAACCAGTAACAATGGATGAATACCTGCATATCTTTGTTCACTGCGATGTTAAGCGGTGGACACCCAGAATAAAGAGAGCATTAAAAGAAGACTTCGAGACGCTAAGATCACTTACGAAGATGCCAGCCTACGCGCTGCACAACGTAGGAGATACCAAGCATCTGAAGTTCCTAATCATGTTTGGATTTATACACGAGACAGACTTGCCGGAAGACAAGTCTTTATTCGTATTGGAGTAGATAAATGGGCGAAGCAGCAGCATTACAGGCTTTTGGTTCTATAGCAGGTGGACTGTTAGGTAGAAACAGTGCCAGATCACAGATGTCAGCCATCAATGAGATGAACCGCCTGAACCGCGAGGGCTTTGAGTTAGCCAAGCCGTATATCAAGCGTTTATATGAAGGCGGTGCATCTGGCTTAGACAACATCCTGGACAAAGGTTACTACACTGGCGCGACTTACGCTGGATTAAACCAAGCACAAGAACAAGCAGCAAGAGATCTCGCTGCTTTTGGACGTTATAATACCGGAGAAGGTCAACGCCTGATGGATCAATCCAGAGGCTTTGGGCAGAACTATGCGGATATTTACAATAGAGCGTCCACAGGCGGTATGGGGGCAGCCCAGGAATACGCCTTGAATAACTCTGATCCTTTAGTCCAGGCTGCTATGCGAGACAGCACCAGGCAGCTTCAAGAGCAGACGCTTCCAGGCATCAATAGGCAAGCATCGATGTCCGGCAACGTTAATTCCAGCCGTGCAGGTGTTGCTGATGCGCTGGCTAATCGTGCCTATGATGATAGACGAGCTGACGTAGCTGCAGATATCCAAGACAAGCTAATGGGTAGAAGTCTTAGCCAGTTTAATAACGACATTAGAAACCAGCAAGGCGCAGCTGACGCAATGAGAACAGCTTACGGCGTTGGCTTCAACATGACTCCGGCTGCCCTTGGTTTAATTGGAAGAGGCGAGGGCATACTTCAAAATGACCGACAGATGGAGCTTGACGCTGACAGACAGAGTTTTGAGGGTAATCGTGATTTTGAAATGAATGCTCATCAGAACTTCGGTGCTGGCATCTTAGGTCGCGCACCCATGTCACCAGGGATGTCTGCATCTGCTAATATGTACAACCCAATGATGTCTGGTATTATGGGTGCTATGCAGGGCTACGGTGCTGGCGGCAACCTAGCCAATAGTGGTTTTAGCTTTGGTAATCTCTTTAGTGGATCTACAACGCCAACATCATCCGCAGGTTTTAGTGGGTTCGACAGCTTCGGTAATGCGAATGTCTATGGTTTTAGATAAGACATGGCTACAACGTCTATTCAATACCCAACAGTATTAGATGGCATCCTCACACGTCCAGGAATGCCAAGCCCACTTCTCCTAGACGCAATTAAATATGCTGAGACTGGTCATTTATCTCCAGATAAAGCCAATAGAGCTACATCAGGTGCTGGTGCAATCGGTCAATACCAGCTGTTACAGAATAATTTACACGACATGGGTTACGGTGTTCGCCCAAACATCACCATCCCGGAAGCTAGAGATCCGGTTAAGGCACGTCAGATCGCTTACGATTACATCAGCGGTTATAAAAAGCATCACGGCTTTGACACAATTCAAGACACCTTAGTAGCCTATAATTGGGGGCCTACAAATGCTGCAAAGTGGAAAGCAGCAGGGTCTAAGTGGGAAGATCTGCCCTTAGAAACCCAGCAATATGTAAGAAGAGCATCGCAGTACATCTATAACAATCCTGAGCAGTTTAATAACGCTGGCAGCATGATGGCGAACTTCTCGCAAATGCAGCCTCAGCAGCAGACACAAGGTAGTAGTAGTATGGTTCAACCTAACCCACAGCCTAATCCCATGAATGCATTGATGCAGAGTATTAACAACACCCAGACAGGTGTAAATACAATGTTTGGCAACAATACTCAAAACCCTGGATTAGGACAGCTTCGCGGTTACTTTTCGCAAATGAGTCAACCTGCTCAACCTGTACAACAATTAGATCCCACAGATCCTGCACTGCTAGCTGCTATGCAATATGAAAAGGCTGCTGGCAACGTCCAACTTGATCCGTCTATAAATCCATATGCACCCCCCAATCAAAACGTCCTATATGCATATGATTATAAGAATACAGGAAGAGACTACGAAAGTCTTAATGATCCTGATTCATTCATTCGCACTGACCCAAACCCTCTTCTAAATGATGACCCTGGTGATAGATTTGAAACAGCACCCTCACAGTATGATCAGGAAGGCGCACTAGCCACTAAGATAGAAAACGTACCAACTACCCAGGGCGGTGCATTAACCACAGGCAATAGATACAGAACACCTTTATCTCTATCAGCACCGAAGGCTATGGACATCAATGAGATGCTCATCAGAATGGGTTCAGCTGGTCTAGCCCAGGCCGCTAACGGCGGTACAGCAATGATGGCAGCAGCTGGTACTGAATACGGTAACTTAATGGATCAGCAGCGCACTAATGCCCTTGCAGCATATCAGGCGTCTTTATCTGCAAAGCCAGACGGTAAAGATGACAAAGATAACGCAGAAGTTCGTGAGCAAATAGCTGGAATGGATCAGACGCTATATGACATGCAAATGGCTAAAGGACTTCTAGAACAAGGTGGTCTTACTGGCTTCTTCCAAGGAACATTAGGATCTACCTGGGATAGCATCATGGGTAACCCAGAAGCTGGATCTCGACTATTATTGAAGAAACTTAGAGTTGATGACGCACTTCTGCGTGTTGCACAGACTAAAGGTGCAATATCAAACAATGAAATGAAGTTGTTCTTATCTCCAGCTCCTTCAACGCTACAAGACGAACAGGTTTGGATAGACTGGATTAACCAACGTATGCAAGCCATCCAGAATGTCAGAAACAGACTTGCACAAGGTATATCACTAGACCCTAGCCAAGTAGCAACAACAGGTCAGATCAACCAATTCGGATCTTCGATTGGTACTCCAGTGACGCTATCTAATGGCGCGACTGTAACTAAATTAGATTAAATATAGGTATAGCATGGCTCGATATCAGGTAGGTCAAAGCACTTACGAGATCCCCGACAACCTCACACCTGAGCTTTTAGAGCAAACACTTACTGAACTAGCCTATAATGAAGGTCTTGCAAAACGCCAAGGGTCTTTTGGTTACGGCCTTGACCAAGCTGGTCTCATGGCTGGAAAGGGCACTGAAGCTCTTGGAAGATTTATTGGCGTTAAAGACTTAGAAGATGTTGGCAGTGCTTACACCTGGGTTAAAGAGCGCGACATACAACAGGGTGGGTATATCCCAACTTATGATAAGCCTCTTAGTGAATACGTTGGAACAGGTGATTTCTTTGGCGCACTTTGGGAAAAGTCATTAGAAAATGCGCCTTCTGGTGGGCTTGCTTTAGTTGGCACAGGCGCAGCCGCAGTTGCTGCAGTCTACAGCGCACCTGCAGCCGTGGCTATCGGCGGTGTGACAACCGTGGGATCTGGTCTTATGGGAGCTGGGGAAGCCGCATTTGAGCAAGAGGAAAAGACCGGAGACTATGATCCAACAACAGCCGTTGGTATTGGTGCGCTGATCGGTCTTCTCGATAGATACGGCGCAGGTAAAGTTATCCCTAAAAGCAGCTTGATGAAGATGAGTGTCGGAGAGCTGACGCAGGAGCTTGCTGAGAAGGGGTACGGAGACGCTGCATTAGCAGTTAGTAAACGTGCAGTTAAGAACTTTGCAGCAGAGGGCACAACTGAGATGGGGCAAGAAGCCTTATCTATGGGCGGTGCAGTTCTTCAAGGTGGTGAGTATACCGCAGACGAAGTTGGCTCAAGAATGTTTGAAGCTGGCGTCCTCGGTGGAACACTTGGTAGCACAACCAGCGTTGGTATAGACGCGACTAAAGGCGTTGTTAACGCTGCTGGTAACATCGTACCATCGTCAGCTATTGTAGGCGATGACCAGGCCGCAGCCGCAGACTTTGCAAGAGATCTTCAAGATCAAATAGTCAATAACGACTTAAACATTAATGACCTCGATAAGCAGTCAACTAAAGGTGTTCGTCAGGCTGTAGACAACCTGCATATCCGATATGACGAAGAGATGAAGCAACTCATCAAAGACTTGCGTGACAGGCTACAGATTAAAGACGGTGACCCAAGAGATCTTGTTTTGAAGAAGATCTTAGCCAAGGTCGCTTACAGAGAAGCCCGGAATAAAACTAAGTCAGTGGTTGGCGTAGAAGAGATGCAAGCTGTCATGGAGCTGACAGGGGACACGTCAGAAGGTCAACAGCTTGCGTCTATCATGCGCCGCATGAATGAGCTTACTAATCTTCACAACGGCGGTTACCAAGGGGGTGTCAGCCGCATCACTGATAGCTTCTCCCCACTGGGATCAACTATTGGTTATGACAAAGGCCAGGCATCATTTGAACGCTTGGCACGTCCTATAGCATCACTAGGTGCAGCCACAATCAATCCTATGATACCTGTGGGACAGGCAGCCGCTGTCGGTGCTGGGCGTCTAATTGACCGAGTTACAGGCAGACGCAACAAAGTACAGCGTTACATCAAAGGCAATATCAATAACCCAGGCGTCCAGTCTCCGGATGTGCCTTCTGTCCGTGAACAAGGCAGACAACGTGAATTGACTGCTCAGATGCAACAAGAGCAAGAGCAGCGTGACCGTGAGGCCATGAATACGAACCTGTTCCTATCTGGTGCAAAACCTACACCAGGAAGTCCACAGGATGTAATGGAGCAGTCTACTGGGCTAGACCGTGACGGTGTCGTCCGGCTGCTTACAATCATAAGCAGATCTTCTGGAAACCCTGCATTAAAACGTGCAGCTGACTCCGCTGCCGAAAGCGTATTTAGAGGCGGTCGCGTACCCGATCTGTCACCGTTAATACGCGAGATGAACAAGCGTCTAGACAACGTGCCGGATCTTGGCGTCACTAGAGTTAGAGAACCTATCCGCGATTACAACCCGGAAGGCGCACAAGCCCAGCCAAGAGGCGCAACAGATCCTAGAGGCGCAAACTACGAGCGCGGCATCAGAGACAACCAGGCAGCCGTAGACGAGCTTGCAGCGGCTGCAGACGCTGACGATACCCTATCACCTAGTGATAAGTCTGTCGTAAAGACCGCACTAATGGCTATGCGCAAGAACTTAGGTGCAGACCCAGCCAGCCGTGTGCGCAGCATCTACAACGAGGCCGCTGCAAACCTCAGCGATCCGGCTATAGCTGAGACTTACATGCTTCCATATGTGCAACGTGTAGAAGCACAGGCTAACGCTGCTCCAGAGCAGCAACAGGACAGCGACAACATTCTTGACCAGTTCCCTGAGATTAACCAGATGGCTGTGCCTGATATTGGCGAGGGCTTGTCGGTATTCCCTAAGACACGCAAGCTATACAAGAAGATTGACGGTGTAGACGTTGACCAGGGTAACTATGTTGCAGACGGTAATGACGTAACTGGTGTCACTTTTGACGGTGCTAGGATTGGTATAGATCCAGAGACTGGAAGAGGCAGACTTGAAGTTGATCCTAAGCCAGTTAAGACACCAAGTAAGGAAACAGGTAAGCGGTGGCATAGTAATCTAGTGCGTCCTAATCTGTGGAACTGGGTTGAGAACTCATCTGGCTTACCTATGTCTTTCATTACAACAGTAGAGCAGGGCAGCCAGCACTTCTATGCCATGAATGTAGAAGCTGATGTGCCGACTGAGATGTATCGCAAGCCTAAAGGCGATGAGCCGACTATGCGTCCTAGAGGCTTTGGCAGAGTTGTCCCAGGTAATCAGATTGGAACTATTGTTCTAAAGTCATCAGGCAAACAGCATCCTATCTACGACACTGTTCGTATTGAGCCTGAAGGTGAGATCAACCTTAGCCAAGAACCAGGTCTCACTAACAGTGATCCTTTTGGCATTGGCACTGACATAGACATCACCAGCACAGAAGTAATGCCAACAGCTGCAGAAGTAGAGTCCATGAGAGACGGTACTTTTGAAAGAGCTAAGAAAAGAAGCCTAGTCGAAGCTGTAAACCTTCTACACGATAGGTGGAGAAAAGCCACAGGCAGAAACGAGCCTTTCGAGTACACACCTGAGAATGTTGATAGAATTGCTAGAATAATGGCTACTGAAGCTGTACGCAATCTTCAACAAGATGGTAATGCTATTGGATGGTATGACCGTAAGTTGAAGGCCGCAAAGTCAGTCATGTCTATTGTAGAGCCACGCATAATGGAGTCACCTGCTAATGAGGCTGCTTTTGATTATGCTCTTGCAGTGACATCCAATGGACAAGCAGTTGTCGATAACTTCGAATACGCAACTGAGGTATTCAGGTATTACATGGATAATGGTGTAATGCCTACAACAACATTTAAGAAGGGTGGAGAAAGAAACGCCTCAATGTTGAAGGCTTTTGATTTCTTCAACAAGTACACCCAAAGCACTGAGAACATGTCGATATCAGAGTTCTTAGACATGGATACAACTGTCAGTGAATTAAAGAGTTTCATTAAAAGGTTTAATCAAGCTAATGGTACTAAACTATCCGTACCAGCAAGCGAAAGTGCAGCCTCTACTGTTAAAGGTTCATTCATCCTTGGTGCAAAGATAGGGCAAGGTTTCTTCCAGAATATACGAGGTAACTATGATCCACTAACTATGGATATCTGGTGGATGCGTATGTGGAATAGAACAGTTGGTCGTCCATTTGAGGATATGAAGACTGATGCTGTAATGCAAAAGAATAGAAAACGCATTGAAGAAGGCATGAAATCTATAAAAGACCCAGAGATGCGAAAGTTAATTAAGGATGCGTTTGAAGTATCTGGAGAAACAAGAACAGGACTATATAAAGACGCATCTAGGTTCGATAACTACATTGTGCAGCTTAATAAGGAATATCAGCGTTTCTTTAAGAGATACAAGGAAGTTAACAAGAAGAATCATGAAAAGCCTGATCTATTTAAAGCTGTAGGAACGCACATAAAGAACTTAGAGCCGCAACTACAGGCTATGCCTAAAACACCTGGTGAACGTGCGTACATGCGTGAAGCGACACAAAGAGCTATCCAGCTTCTAAGCACTCAGGGATATGATATTAATACAGCTGACTTCCAGGCTCTTATGTGGTATCCTGAGAAACAGTTATTCAGAGTTTTAGGTGTAGACCCTGGAAGAGGCAGTGATAACGATTACTTAGATGCTGCTAAACTACTTGCAGCAAAAGAAGGTAAAAGCTATGAGCAAATCCAAGAAGCACTCCCCGATACAGAACGAGACGGGATCTCTAATAGACCAAGTGCCGGACGACAAGATGGATCTGTTCGTCAAGGAACTTCAGAAGTTTATGATGGAGCAGAAGGCCAAGCAGTCCTCAGCCAAGAGCCAACCTTCGACAGAGCCGATAACGGACAACCCCAAGGGGATACTCAGCGATCCGAACCTAATACTTCCGTAGCCGGAAGCAGACCAGCTAATCCAGCTGAACTGCGTGAAGCTGACGGCGTAGTCAAAGCTATCTTCGAAGTAGGAAAGCCAGGGTCACCGTTTGAGAACGGCATTAAAGACATCCGGACTGTTAAATCTATTGTCGAAGCCTTCCACCATATGTTCATCATTGCGAAGAACAGCGCACAGCTGAAGAAAGCCTTTAAGGGCAGTCTAGGTAGTAAAGGATTTACCAGAGGCGGCTTCGAAGCACCTTTAAGAAAACCAGGCGGCAGCGGCACAGTTGCGGTTCTCAGTGGTGACTATGTAAATCCTAAGAACCCTAAACAGACTGGCGGCGGTAAAAACCAGGAGTTATGGACAGCACTACATGAACTTGGGCATGTCATAGAAGGTAACTTCCGTTTCGGTAAAAACAGACAAGACCAAGAAGGCGTTCTGTCATCTCAGTCTTACTACAGCCCTGTCAAAGGCACTACAGTCAAAGGCGGCAATGTCTATGAAGATACCTTCAGACAGATCATAACAAGCGTGCTAGGCACGCAGTCAGTTAATTCTAAAGCTGGCGCAAAGAAGCGTGAAGTCAGTAAAGCTATCTATGATGAGATCGTTGGGTTGCAGCGCACAGGTCTAATACCTGGAACTGACATGCGTGTAAGAGATAGCTACAGGCTATTCGAGGACATGAGTCCTGAACTTCGGGCTAGAAACAAACAAAGGCTGAAGGATATAGAAGCTACTTACTTCCAGTCCCCAGAAGAACTGGCTGCAGACGCCATTGCTTACTACCTAGCTAATCCTCAGCTAGCCAAGCAGAACATGCCATTAACAGCCAAGCTCATCCGTGAGGCTTTCGCCAAGAATAATACTGTTCAATTCTTTAACTTGCCACTGGGTGTCATCCTGGCTGGCATCATTGCAAACATGGCAGTAGCCATGAAGGAAGACGAAGATGAGAAAGCAGCACTGTCGTTAGGCAGCGCAGCATTATCAGCATAAGGAGAGTATAATGTTAACTAGTGCATCTGACTTAGTCGCGATGCTGGATACTATCCACAAGGTTAGTGATCACACAAAGCTAGATAAGTCTGACAAGAAAGCCATTCTCGAAGAGATGAGGCATGAGCTACCAGCTGAACAGTTATGTCGGTTCAGTAAGATAACCAGGGGTATTGTATCAAGAACTTTAGACGAGGCTATCAATGCAGCAGCGGCGACAAAGAGCGAAAGCTCCCCCCAGAACAGGTCTGAAACACCCTCAGAAAGCCCCGAAGACAAACTACTTCGCGGAGCTAGGCAAAACACCCGAAGGAAGAGCATTAAGAGCAAAGTGGGCTAAGGAACGTAAGAAAAGCACCGGACGCCCTGTCGGAGTGCCTGACGGCTATCGTAAGCAGATGATCGAGCCGATCAGGGAACGTGAGAAACAAAACGCGAAAGAGATTGTATCAGTTATGGCAGATAAGTTTGGCATAGAAGATAATTATGCAACAGAGGCATTAGAAGCAGCTGTTGAGATCCTAAGAGTACCTGGCGAGACCAGGGAAAGACTGGCGGCTGCACGTCTAGTCCTAGACTTCACTAAGCAGAAACCAGCCAGCAAGAATGAACTCAGCGTGTCTAGAGCAGAGCAGTTTCTAGAAGCATTAATCGTAGAAGATAAAGAGAGCATCGAGCATGAAGAAAGAACTTCTAGCAGTACGGAAGAGACTGCGTGAAGACTTTGCGTTCTACTCAAAAGCAGCATTAAAGATTAGGACAAAGCAAGGAGAGGTAGCACCCCTAGTCCTAAACCCAGCCCAGCAAATCTTAAACAAAGCAGTCACGGAACAACTCCAGACTGAGGGTAAGATCCGCATCATCATTCTTAAAGCACGGCAGCAAGGTCTGTCCACATATGTCGGCGGTTATCTTTACTTCTCAGTCAGCCAACGTAAAGCGCAAAAGGCAATGGTGGTGACACACCACGCCGACAGTACAAGAGCTTTGTTTGATATGACGAGAAGATATCATTCACATTGCCCTGATATCCTAAAGCCATCAACTAAATATAGCTCTCGAAGGGAATTGTCATTCGATGTCCTCGACTCTTCATATGTTGTTGCAACAGCTGGCGGTGATAGTGTTGGGCGCGGTGAGACCCTTACTCACGTTCATGCTTCTGAGCTTGCTTTTTGGCCTAAGAGTACTCAGCAAGATATCTGGAATGGTCTTGCTCAAGCTGTACCAAACACTAAGGATACTGCTGTCTATATTGAAAGCACGGCTAACGGTGTTAGTGGTGTATTTTATGACCTTTGGAAAGGGGCGGTAGAAGGAACTAATGGTTATGTTCCGGTGTTTATACCTTGGTATACAGACCCAGAGTACCGTGAGCCAGTTCCTGACAACTTCGAGATTACCCCTGACGAAGAAGAGCTAGTCGATAAATACGACTTAGACCATGAGCAGCTTATGTTTAGAAGACGTAAGATTGCACAGAACGGCTATGACCTGTTTCGCCAGGAATACCCAAGCTACCCAGAAGAAGCCTTCCTAACCACTGGTCGTCCGGTATTCAACCCTGACCAGCTGCAAGAAACCCTGGAAGAAGCCAGGGATGTTAAGGAACGTCTAGCACTAGAAGGCGGTGAGTGGTGCAACCACAGTAGGGGTGAGCTGACAACCTATATTACACATGATCCAGGAGAACAGTATGTCATTGGGGCTGATGTTGCCATGGGTGTTAAGAATGGGGACTTCAGTGTCGCACAAGTACTCGACAGCAAGAAACGACAGGTTGCCACCTGGCGTGGACAAGTCCACCCAGATTTCTTCGCCGAAGTCCTCTACGAGCTTGGTCTCTACTATAACGAGGCGTTTATCATTGTCGAAAACAACGGACACGGAATATTAACCTGTACGCGCCTGGGTAAGGATATGGCTTATCCTAACTTCTACACTGATGTCCAAGTAGACAAGCTGACCGACAAAGAGACAGTCAGACTTGGTTTCACAACAACAGCAAAGACTAAACCGCTTGTGATCGATGAGCTTCGAGCGTCTATGCGCGAAGAAGATCTAGAACTTAATGACAAAACCACAATACGCGAAATGCTTACTTACATCGTAACGAACTCAGGGGCGATGGAAGCTGAGTCAGGTTGTTTTGATGACTGTGTGATGAGCCTAGCCCTGGCTAATCACGTTCATGAAGGCGCGTGGCAACCAGTAGAAATCGATGATGATCACTACATAGAGATGATATAATGGATGATTACAAAGAACTAAATGACCGCGAGATACTAAAGCTGGTCGATGATAATATCCACAGATCCGTGGGGTATTATGACAGCGACATTAGTAGAGAGCGCGAGCTTGTCACCAGCTATTATAACGCATCTTCACCGAAGCCAACCCATGATGGAAACAGTAAGTATGTCAGCCAGGATGTTTATAACTCTGTTGAGTCACTAAAAGCGTCATTGTTAGAGACATTCTCAGCTGGGAATAACATTGTACGTTTTGCCCCTCAAAGCCCCCAGGACGTGCCTTTAGCTGAGATAGCCACAAAGTATACTGACTACGTTCTATACCGCCAGAATGACGCTTATAACGTCTTCAGCAGCGTTATACACGATGGCCTAACCTCTAGAGTAGGTCTAGCAAAAGTATACTGGCAATCTAGTACTGACATTGTTGAACGTGAGTTTGAACAGGTCACGCCGGACGAACTAGACGTAGTCCTTATGGAAGACGGTATAGAGCTTGGTGAGTCAACTGAGAATGATCTAGGTCTGATCTCCGGCACGTTGTTTGTCGAGAAAGATACTAGCCAGGTCAAGGTAGAGGCTATTGCCCCTGAAGAGTTCGTCATCGAACCACAAGCCAAGTCTTTATCTATGACTGATATCAACTTCTGCGCTCACCGTATGCGTAAGACCATCACTGAGTTGCGTCAGATGGGATATGATGAAGAAGTCATTGCAAACATCGGTGACCATGAAGACGTAGAACGTGAGACAGATCCAGAGGTATTAGCCAGGCATGAAGACGTAGGCGCAGACCGTGGCTTTAACGCTGATAACTACCAAGACCAGGTTCGCAGCGTGATGGTCTACGAAGCATATATGATGCTGGATGTTGCTGGAACAGGTGAAGCTGAACTACACCGTGTAGTCAAAGCAGGTAATGCATTGCTCGACATCGAGCAGGTAGACCGTCTGCCTTTCGTTGCCTTCGTTCCGCTGCCGATACCCCATGCTTTCTTTGGTAGTAACTTTGCTGAGAAGGTTATCAGCACACAGAATGCCAGGTCAGTACTTACCAGATCAATTCTAGACCATGCAGTGATCTCTAATAACCCTCGATACATGGTAGTCAAAGGCGCGTTAACCAACCCCAGGGAGCTAATTGACTCAAGGGTAGGTGGGATCGTAAACACGTCCAGACCGGATGCTATCTCTCCACTGCCACAAGCACCGCTGAACCCATTTATCTTCCAGACACTAAAGCTATTAGAAGAAGACCTAGAAGATACAACAGGGATATCACAGCTATCTAAGGGCATGAATAAAGACGCTGTATCTAAACAGAACAGTGCGGCAATGATCGAGCAGCTGGCGACTATGTCACAACAGCGTCAGAAGATCGTAGCCAGGAACTTTGCCAACAACTTCATTCGCAAACTGTGGATGGAAACATACAGACTTATTGTCGAGAACGAGACAGAAGAGCGTATTATTGAGATTGCAGGTAACTTTGTGCCTATCGATCCGGCGTCACTAGAAGACCGTAGAGACGTGATGGTAGAGCTAAAGCTGGGATATGGCGAGCAAGAGCGCGAAGCGCAGAAGCTCATGGCTATGCATAGCTTGTTTAGCCAAGACCCCATGCTGCAGCCCCTGTATACACCGCAGAACCGATACAAGCTGATGACCAAGATCATGGAGCAGTCCGGATACCTTAACGCAGAAGAGTATCTGACACCACCGGATCAGCTGCCACCTCAGCAACCTGACCCAGCGCAGATGATGCAGATGCAGATGGCACAGAAACAGCTAGAGATCCAAGAACGTCAGACAGCCCTGGCAGAAGCTAGAGCGCAGTCAGACATACAGATTGCCCAGTTGAAAGCAGAACTGGATGCAATGAAAGCCCAGGCTGATCATTCACTGAAGTCTGACCAGATGGATCTAAAGGAAGAGCAATTCGCTCACAAGAGACGGATAGACGAAGGTGAACTTGATGTCCTCATGAAGTCATCGACAGATGTCCGTGGAATAGCTAGCCCAACAGGATAACACGACATGCCTTATGTAGCCGGAAAGAAATACCCATACACAAAGTCAGGTATGGCAGCAGCTAAGAAAGCAGCAGCCAAACAAAGTGCAAAGAAGAAAGCATCAAAGAAGATGCGTAAATCCTAACAACCAAAGGAGAGCAAAATGAATGATGATGAACTGATCGCAGCTGGTGATGATGCTGAGGTCTTACTTAATAACAATGTATTTAACAGGACTATTAACAGTCTTGTCGAGTCCACGTTTAGTTCATTCACAGCAACAAAGCCGGATCAGGCAGCAGAGCGTGAAACCGCTTATGCTTTCTACCGTGCCTTAGTTGATATCGTCCATACTCTACAACAGCGAGTAAACGTCAGGGACGAAATCATCGTTTCTCGCAACAACAGCGAAGGGGAATAAGTCTACCATGAGCGACTTAAATGAAACCCAAAAAGAGCAGCGCATCCTGAATGATGTGGATGATGCTGCAGATGCCATTCTAGCCGGATGGGAAGAGCGTCCCGAAAAGGATCACTCAGAACCTACGGAAGAGGCGACAGCCACCGAAGCCGATGAGACAGACCAAGGTGAACTGTTTGATGATGAAGACGAAGCTATCGAAGAAGTCGAAGTCGATGATGACGAAGACCTTGAAGATGCTGAAGACGAAGACGAACAAGATGATGATACAGAAGAAGCTGAACAAACAGCTGAAGTACTTTCTGAGGACTCACTTGTTAATGTCACCGTTGACGGCGAAGATCTACAAGTATCTGTGTCTGACTTGAAGCGGCTCTACGGTCAAGAGGCGTCTTTAACTCGAAAGTCTCAAGACGTAGCCCAGCAACGAAAGATTGCTGACGCGAATATCGAAAAGACCCATGTGGTTATGCAGAAGTTACTTGAGAAGGCTCAAGAGCAGTATAAACCCTATGCAGACGTGGATATGCTAGTTGCTTCCAGAACAATGGATGCATCTGAGTTTGCCCAGCTGCGTAAGGAAGCTCAGGCAGCCGAAGAGAATATCAAGTTTTTACAATCAGAAGCTGATAACTTCTATAATGAACTCAAGCAACAGCAACAACAAGCCTTAAAACAACAGGCATCAGAAGCAGTCAAGGTTCTTCAAACGGAGATCCCAGACTGGTCTAACAACCTGTACAACGACATCAGGGCTTATGCCGTATCTGAGGGTTTACCCCAGCAGCAGGTCGATCAGTATGTAGATCCAGTAGTGATCAAGTTACTGAACAAAGCCAGGATGTTTGACCAAGGTAAGAAGGTTGCCGTCAAGAAGAAGACAACTGCAAAACAACAACAGAGAGTGCTTCGAAGTAAGAAAGCTCCTGCAACTAAAGTTGACAGGCGTATGGCTAAGGCTAAAGAAGCCCAGTCTAAACTTCGTAACTCAAGGGATCTGGATGATATCGCTGATGCAATCATGAGTCGTTGGGAAGAGTAATCAACCCATAGCCAGATTGGAGTAATCAAATGGCAACTTTTACAACTTATGATCAGGTCGGCAAAGCTGAAGACGTTTCCGATCTAATTACGGATATCACACCTACTGATGTGCCTTTTTATACATCCATTAAGGATGAAAAGGTAAATGCTCGCGTGTTTGAATGGATGGAAGATAGCCTTGCAGCCGCCGCCAACAACGCGCAGGTTGAAGGTGCTGATGCCTCATTAGTAACCCTCACGCCTACCACTTCACGCACTAATAACACCCAAATCCTGAGCAAGGCTTTTAGTGTAAGTGCCACAAGTGATGCCATTCGTACCTACGGCAGGGCTAAAGAGACCGCTTATCAACTTTCTAAGGTTTTGAAAGAGATCAAGCGTGACCTAGAACGTGCCTATATTGGTGTCGATAATGCAGCTGTAACTGGTGACAGTTCAACTGCGCGTGAGATGGCTTCAGCTACTCAAATGATCTCAACTTCTGTTGACGCAGGTGCTAATGCAACTGACGCGCTGACAGAAGCTAAGTTACTTGAGCTTGGTGAAGACTGCTATGACAACGGTTCAGAACCAACAGTCATGATGATCAAACCATCAGACGCAACTATCCTTGCTGACTTTGCTGCAGCTTCAGGACGCCGCCGTGACTTCGGTGACTCCGGAACAGTGACTAACGTAGTCGATATCTATGTATCACCATTCGGTACATACAATGTCGTGCTTAACCGTCACCAGCTGACAACTCATGCATTCCTGTATGATCCAGCAATGTGGCGTTCAATCACCCTTCGTCCGTTCACACGCACCTTGCTTGCGAAGAATGGCGATGCCGACAAGCACTTTGTCGTGGGTGAAATGTCACTCAAGCACATGAACTTCAGCGCAGACGGTATGATCACTGGCCTGTCCTAAGTTCTAACTAATGATGCACAGCTGGGGGTTTTGCTCTCCTTCCCCTGGCTGTGCATCTTCATATCCAAGGAGATATCATGACTAAACTGATTGATGTCGTCCCAAGCTGGGACGCAAACGCTGACGGCTTGTTTGTTCGCAAGGATCAACATCTGTCTGACGACTTTCTCACTTCACTAAAAGAAGAGAAGAACAATAGCTCTGAGGTTCGAGAAGGTGAATACATGCGCGTTGCATCTATTCCAGTAATCGTAGTGGAAAAGTGGATACGCGAAGGTTTCAACATCCTCGATGGTACTAAGACGCCACAAGAGATCATCAAAAGGCTTAAAGCTGAGAACCTAGAGGACTTTATCACAACGGAAAAGAGTGTCTAATGGCTGCAGGTAAAAAGTACTCTAAGACTATCAAGAACCCGAAGACTGGTCGAACTAAGACGGTTCGGTATGGTGCTAAGGGATACACGATAGCCCCAGGTACTAAGAAGGGCGACAGCTACTGCGCCAGGTCTGCAGGTCAGATGAAGAAACACCCCAAGGCAGCTAAAGACCCCAACAGTCCACTGAGACTTAGCCGGAAGAAGTGGCGATGCTCAGGTAGTAAATCACGGAGATCCAAGACATGAACTACGGTGAACTGAAGACACACTTCAAGGATGTCTTGAACAGGTCTGACATTACAGACGCACAGGCAGTCCGGTTCATTACTGACGGCATTGGTCGTGTTGAACGCCAGCTGCGTACAGCTATGAATGAGAAGGTTAAGAACTACACAATAACTGCACAAACAGAAAGTATAACTCTTCCTTCTGACTTCATAGAAACAGTGTCGTTATACCACAGTGACCGCGAGATCCGGCGTGTGCCAATGAGTCAATTTCGCAAGCTAGTAAATAACACCTACGCTGGTAAGCCGGATGTCTACACAAGACTGCAACAAGACCTTCTTCTGCATCCACAACCTTCTGATGGTACTGTCACATTATATTACTACGGTCAATTTGATGCCATGTCAGAAGACAATGATGAGAACATCTTAGCTTCAGCTGCGCCGGATCTCATTATCTATTCAGCTTTAACTTATGCATCTGACTTTTACCTGGATGAACGCGCAGAACAGTTTGAAACTAAGTATCAGCGTTTTCTTTTAGAAGTCCAAGAGCAAGCAAATGATCAAGAGATGTCTGGTGGTACTCAAGTCATAAACCCAGCTTATTCCTATGGTGATTACTAATGAGCAGCTTCTTCCAGAAATCAGGATCTACAAGTACTGTAGAAAACACTATTCAAACAGACGTTGACGCAGCGGCAGCTTCGGCTGCTGCGGCTGCAGCTTCAGAAACAGCAGCAGCTTCATCTGCTTCATCTAGTGCTGCTTCTGCCACAGCTAGTGCCGCAAGTGCGGCTTCTGTCGAAACTTCTGAAGCTAATGCATCGACTTCAGAAACTAATGCGGCGTCTAGTGCCTCATCTGCCTCGACATCTGCCGCAACTGCGACAACCCAAGCTGGCATAGCAACAACAAAGGCTGGAGAAGCATCGACAAGCGCATCTAATGCCGCGACTAGCGAGGATAATGCCGCAACATCTGAGACAAATGCTTTATCTTCAGCATCTGCAGCAGCTTCATCTCAAGCAGCAGCGGCATCAAGTGCCTCTTCCGCTTCTTCAGATGCAGTAAGCACTGCTGCTGATGTAGTTATTACAAATGCTGACGTAGTTTTAACCAATGCAGACGCAGCCTCAACAGCTGCAGATAGAACAGCAGTAGCGTCAGATAAAGCAACTGTTGCTGCTGATAAGGCTATTGTTAACACAGATAAGCTAGCAGCAGCCGCATCAGCGTCAGCAGCGGCATCAAGCGCATCTTCAGCATCCTCAGCACAAACTGCAGCTGAAGCAGCAAGAGACAGTGCTTTAGCAGCTTACGATAACTTTGATGACAGATACCTTGGTACATTCACTAATTCTACAGAACCAACAGTAGATAATGACGGTGATGCTTTGGTAGCTGGAAGTCTGTATTACAATTCTGACGCTGGGGCAATCAAGCTATACAATGGTACTGCATGGGTTGCTGCTTATATCTCAGGTACAGGTTTTGCTGCATTAAACGGTGCAACCTTTACAGGAAACGTCACTGTTCCTAATCTTATTACTTCCGGCAATGTAGACGGTCGAGATGTATCAACTGATGGTACTAAGCTCGATGGTATTGAAGCTGGAGCTACGGCAGACCAGACTGCATCAGAGATACTTACCCTTATAAAGACTGTTGATGGTGCTGGGAGTGGTCTAGATGCTGATACCTTAGATGGAATTAGTAGCGCATCATATCTTCGTAGCGATGCGGCAGATACCAAGACATCAGGTGACTTGTCCTTCAGTGATAATGTCAAGGCTGTGTTTGGTACAAAGTCTGGCGGCGATTTGCGGATTTATCACGATGCGACAGGTGCTGATGGAGTGAATGGGGCTGGCAGTTACATTGAAGAAAGTGGCGCAGGTAATCTTTGGATTATGGGTTCGCAGTTTGTCAGTATCGAAAAGGCAGATGGAACAAACCGTGTTCTTCAAGCAGACACAACGAATGGTGACATTG